TCACCAGCACGATAGGCATTTCTAAAACGCCTACGTTTCGAAGGAGCATAGACCGTCATAGAAACCTCCTATCAATTCGGGCCTACTTTTTGGCTTCTGCTTTAGCTTTAACACCGCCTGAAGAACCACCCAGGCCACCACCCAAGGGATGTGGTCCAGGCGGAACATATTCAGACTTCTCAGGATTTGGTCGATAAGAACCCGATTCCTGGAGCTGCTTCTTGACTTCAGGATCAAAGTCAAAATCTACCTTCTGAGGATCATCCCCAGCAGCTTCAGCTTTTGGGGCTTCTTTGGGAGGTGTAGCCATGTTACTTCCTTTCCAATGGTGGCCTCAGATTTTTCTGAAGCCTGACGTTAGCCGGAATAGCTTTCGTGCCATCCGGAGGTGGTCTAAAAGGTTTCAATCCGCCTTTACCGACTATAGGTAAACCACGAACTGGACCAATTGGCTTTAGTTGTAGTGACTTAAGTATCTGTGCTCGAGTTAAACCAGGAGATGGCTTTGGCGAATCCGTCTTAGGCTTCGAGGGGACGCTCGGTTTTTCAGACTTATCAACCATTACCATCTCCTGTTTCCCGGGCTGGGAACTACGTACCAAGTGTGACCAATGCGGCCATATTAACTTGCTTACGCTCTGGAGCTACTCGCGCCCAGGCTGCAGCAGCCGCAAGTTCTGCGTTCGTGGGAGAAAGGCCGGCCATACCAGATGTCTGGAATGCCATGCCCTTCGGATGGAAAAGAAGTTCACGTCGTGACCACAATTCTTCAACACCACCACCATTGCCTTGCTGAGGAATACGATAGGTTTCAACAGGAACCCTCGCAGAACCTTCACCAAAGATAATGGAATCACGGCCCAGAAGATACGTCCAGTACTTGGCAGTACCACCGGAACCGGTAACCAGAACGCTATCATCACGGATTACGTTGTAGCCCAAGTAAGTTGGGAATCTTACCTTGCCATCACTATCCGGAATAAAGTCGATCAAGTTTTGCTTGGCCAGGGAGGCATAGACCTTGCTGTGCATAATAATGACCGCCAAGTCATCAGATGCGTCACCCATCGTCTGGGCAGCATCGATGATAGCGCCGGCTGATGCACCCGCCGTGGCGGATACGTCAACCACCATGTCACCTGAGTTTGTAGCAATATTCTTGGCAAACACACCAGTCAGCATGCTTACAAGAATAGTCTCAAATTCACGTGACCAATAATCTACAACACGGTTAGCAACAACCGTCTGCGGATCATCACCAGCCAAATCTGCCACTAGGTCAGCACTTGACCAGCCTTTGTTACGGGACATACGGACTGCGATGTCCGAAAGTGCCGTCAGACCAACGGGAGCCGCAACTGACGCAGGGTCATCATTGCTCACGTTCGAAGCACCTGACAAATCATTCCACATTGGGAGGTTGATTGTCTGGCCACCGCCATTCAAGAAGTCAGAAATGCGGGGGTCACTAACAAGAATGCCGGCCTGAAAAATTCTCGCTTTCTCAGCCGTCATCCGAATAACATAGTCTGCAAATACTGCAGGCACTACGACATTGGTAATGCGGGTTACAGCCATAACGGTTTCCTTACAAGGGTTGAATTGCTAAATATTCCTAACAATCCTTAGCTTGTGCTTTCGCGGCAGGATGTGTTATGTAAACCCAAGACGGCTTATGCTTGCGCGGCGCGTATTGGTGGTATTAAAACTTCTAAGATTTTACAAGGTTCTCCTTTCGGGCAATGTACACCTTAGAAGTTCACTTTTACTCCAGCTGCACGTGCAAGTTCTCGCGCACGTGCAGGATCCGTATTAAAGATCTCACCCTGTTTTGTGAGATTCTCTTTACCTTTCATCCAGGGATTCACTTGCTGCGTAAGTGCATTCGCTCCATAAAGCGAATCTTCTGCATATATCTCAGCACCTACTTTAGCAAGAGCCTTAGCTACTGATGCGCTAAGTATTGTACCATCTGGCATCATTAACTTAGCTTCTTTCAGCGCAGCTTGTAGCCCTGGATCTAAATTCTTCATAGCCCGGGTTGCCATTTCAACCTGTTTGGCATAACTTTCCGTGCCAGGTTGACCCCAGGATTTAATTAGCTCTTCGTGAGAAGACTTGATTCTCTCATTAATCTGAGCAATTTCTGCTCTTACAGCACCTGTAGCATGCATAACATACTTATCATGTAGTGCATTTGCTTGTATACGAGTCAAACCGTTCTCATGTGCCCAATTTTTAAACGCGTCTGCGAATGCGACGTCATATGGCAGATCAGGTGGAGCCTCTTTGGGCAACGTAAAAGTGTAATCTGCTGCTTTGTCTGGACGTCCAAGCGCTTTATGATATGCATCCCATTCTGCCTTAGGAGCATCTGGCGCTGGTTGAAGAATTCCTTTCTCTGAAATTTTTCCTCGAAGTTCTGCATAAGACTTAATGACTTCATTAGGATCTTTCCAGTTATTCTTTTTAAGAATTTCCTGTGACTCTGGACTAAACGAGCTATACCAAGCTGGAGTCTCTAGCTGTGTAGAGTCTGCTGGAGGTGGTGTAAACGGTGCTGGAGTTTCTCCAGATCCTGTTCCAGCTTCAGTCCCCGCTGGAGCAGGTGTTGCTGGAGTAGCAGCAGGCGTTCCAGACTGTGCTGGAGCTGCAGGTGTTGATTGAGTAGGTGTTGTTCCGGCATCGGCCATCAAATGTCCCCTTCAATTTGATTAATCATAGAATCTTTACGAGCTGCGGCATATAATGCATCGCGTTCTGTATCAGGTAGATTCACCATGCTCCAAATACGCCCACCAACCATTCGACATCCCTCATGACGCTCGAGGGAAACATGTTCAGAACATATATTAAAGTAGCCAGAAAAAGACATAATATCAGTGAAGACAGTTTCAGCATCTTGCTTATTACCTACACCACTAAACAGTCGAGTATAGGCCTCCACTAATTCTAGTCTGGCATTTGGATCTCTACGTATGATAGAATGATAGTTCATTATACACCTGGGCTCGGATTAGGAATACCTGGAAGTCCACCGCCACCTGATGGTAAGCCACCTGCACCTGCTCCATAGCTCTGCATTAACTTTTGAACTTCTGGAAGCGCCGCAGAAGCTTTCTGTGCAGTGTCAGCCGCAGAGTTCGCTCCAGCCATTGCCATCGAGGCATTATTCTGCGCATCTTTACGTTCACGGATCTCATCAACTTCTTGCGGCTTCCTCATCATTCTACGTGGCGCACCGAGACGTTGACGTATGATCTCGAGAGTTTCGTCACCATCAATATTGTCAACTACGTTTGGATCAATAGCTGCAAGCATTTGCATAATCTCAAGTGTTCTCGAGATACCAACTAGATCCGATGCTTTTCTCAGTCTATCTACTGGAGCTGAGAATCGTACATTAAATGTTTTGCCTCTCAAGTTTTCTGGAGGCACCAATTTGGAATCTGGTCTAAACGCACCCTTCCTCTCGAGTATGGCAAGCTCACGATCAATCAAGCGTGAGAGAGCAGACTGGATACGAGATGCAGTCGGACCCAAGAACTCACCTTTCTCTTGAGCTCGGATCATTGCCTCTGTAGCAGACATCTGTGGTGCATTAGCCAGTGTCTGGAATAAATTAAGATACATTGAGTCACGTACTTGTTCCCGGCGGAACTGCATCAGTTCGAACATTAAAGAAGGATTCGGGGCCGGCAAGATGGGCTGAACCAGAACACGACCAGTATTCGGATCCACCATCTTTGGATTAACCGACCCCGGATTTAAGTTTACCGGGACATCCGGGGCATATGCGGACGCCAAGGGAGGTCGGATGCCCAGTTGGGAGGCCAGCAATGCATCCCTACCCATGGCTTGAAGACTCTTCAGCTCGGCCAACGCCAGCATTGCTGGACCCTCAGCGTAGGCCGATCCATCAATTGGTGCCCATGGGTAAATTATAAACGGAAATTCATGAAACCCACCTTCTGCGATTTCATGCCGGTTATCTTTCTCAATGTATCTAGAAATCCATTTCTTTTTCTTTAGTTTCCCCTCTTTGTTCCCCGTCTTATCTGGATATACAGCATGTACAACTTCAACCATAGTATCTTGCGTCTCAGCTTTTTCAGCTAAGAGCTTTGTCTTTTCAGATACTTTATCTGTACCAAATTTCTTAACTAATTGAGTTGCAGTTAAACTAAAATGTCTAAAGT